CGTAGGTGCCGGTGAAACCGGCGTTTCAATGACCGGCTTCGGCGCAGAAGCCGCCCGTCGGCCAGGATCGGTCTGGGCATCCCAGGCGGCATCGGCCTTCACCTGGTCGATGGTGCCGTCGGCTTCCTGGGGGATGCGGCCCGTCTGCACCGCTTTACGCACGGCGGTATGGCTGACGCCACGCCTGCGCGCGTATTCGCGGACGGATAATCCCATGATCGGCTTCCGCTGAAATAAGCAATGAAATGAGATGCTTAATCTGTTGATGCATCGGGCCGACAGAGCGATGAATGGCCCCACGAACAGCGGAGGACACCACGATGAAGCGCACCGACAACACCAAGGCCCTGGACGCCTTTCTCGCCAAGAAGGCCGAATTCGACGCCATGCTGGCCCGGCTGCAGGGCCTGAGCGCCGACCACTTCAACTGGGCGCCCGACGAAATCACCTGGGGCCATGCCGGCACCATGACCCACTACGCCGAGATGCTGAAGGCCATCAGCGACAGCGCCTTCCAGGAGGGCGAATTCGCCGCCTGATCGGCGGATTTCCCCTTCCGCCCCGACCGGCTTCAGGCTGGTGATGATGTGGACGACCGCTACCCAACGGCATCGCAGTGCCACAGAGTAATGTGTCAGCAATTCTCTCAGGGAGGGCCGCCCACATGGCCACAGTGATCATCGGCGTTGATATTGCCAAGAACGTTTTTCAGATCCATGGCATCGATGGGAATGGAACGGCGACACTCCGACGGAAGTTGCGTCGGGACGGCATGGTTCCCTTCTTTCAAGGCGTGCCGCGCGATTGCCTGATCGCCATGGAAGCCTGTGGTTCGGCACACCATTGGGGCCGCTGCCTCCAGGCCATGGGACATCGGGTCAAGTTGCTGCCGCCGCACAAGGTCAAGGCTTACGTGGCACCGGGAAAGAAAAACGACGCCAATGATGCGGCTGCCATCGCTGAGGCCGCATCGCGCCCCCATATCCAGGACGTTCCGATCAAGAGCGTCAAACAGCAATCCCTTCTGATGCTGCATGCAAGCCGTGAGATGTTGATCCGGCAGAGAACCATGTCAGTGAATGCTTTGCGCACCCATCTGGCCGAGTTGGGCATCATCGCACCTCGAGGAATCGAGAAGGTGGAAGATCTCATCAATACGTTGGAGAATGATGACCTTCCCGATTTGGTTCGGCAAGCGTTGCGGCCGTTGGCTCGGCAGATCGAGGCGCTGACAGAGGCCTCCAATGTCATGGAAAAGCAGATCCGCGACCAAGCGAAGGAGGATGAAATCTGTCGTTTGCTGATCGCGATCCCAGGCATCGGACCGATGACCGCCTCCCTGCTCGTCGGCCTGGTTCCAAACATTTCCGTTTTTCCCTCAGCGCGGCGATTCGCTTCATGGCTGGGCCTGACGCCGCGTCAGAATTCCACTGGCGGGAAAACACGGCTGGGCGGGATCAGCAAGACGGGAAACACCGCCTTGCGCTGCCGATTGGTGCTGGGCGCAACCAGCCTGCTGAAGCTGGCGGCACAAAAGGCTCCGCCTCCGCAATTGGCCTGGGCCACGGCCCTGTTGAAACGCAAGTGTCCCCGTTTGGCGTCCGTTGCTCTCGCCAACAAGATGGCCCGTGTTGTCTGGGCAGTTCTCACCCGCAAGATGCAGTTCGCGCCGGAATGTTGGAGCAATCCCGTCAGCATGGGCATGCCGGAGGTGGCGATATGATTAAATCTGGATCCTCGAGCTTCGAAATGGAACCGCAGGCAAACCCGGCCGCGACCTGCCGCAAGGGTGCCACCGTGCTCATGCCCGTCAAGGGCAAGCCGACGCTAACGCGCCGGTGGCTGGCGCCACCCTTGACGGCCCCTGCGCGCGGCGACCTACGGGCAGCAGGTCGGGTCGAAGGGATGGCCGTTATCCGTCGATCGAAGGGATGTTGGCGAAGGAGGTGACGTGATTTCGGAGATACTGCCAACGTTTCGCGCAGGACAATCCGAATTCCACTCCCAACGTCGAAGACGCTCAAATCTTCAGCTCCGCGTGCAGACGCAAACTGCCAGGAGGTTCGCAAGAGGAAAAACCACCTGATGAGACGCCCGGCTTGACCGGGAACCGAATAAACCCGTCGAGCCCCGTGTCTATCATAAGACTCGCTGGTGGTTGGGCTTCGGTTCGCGGACGTCATCATGGCCCGCAGGTTCGCCCTGCACACGAGAGGTCGGACACACGAGCGCATCATGCGACGGCAGATCATCAGAAACGGTATTTTTCCCTTGCGTTCAGGCGGTCGTCCACACACGGGGCTCGGGGTGGTACAGGCGACGGGACTGGCCCGCGCCATCCTTGGAGTACCATCCCATGACCCAGCTTTCCGATACCCAGGCCGTCATCCTGTCCGCCGCTTGCGCCCGCGAGGGCGGCTTCCTGCTGCCGATCCTCGCCGCCTTGAAGGGGGGCGCGGTGAAAATGGTGGTGACCAGCCTGATCAAGAAGGAATTGGCCGAGGAAATCCCCGCCGAACCCGGCCAACCGATGTGGCGCGAGGACGAGGACGGCACCCCGCTCACCCTGCGGGCCACGCCCGCCGCCTACGAGGCGTTGGGCATGGGGGCCGACACGGGCGCGGACTCAGGCCCGGAAGAAGAACCGGCGACGGACATGGCCGACCAGCAGGAAATCCCGGTGACGGAGGCCAAAACCGCCACCGGCGAAGCCGAAGAGGTGGCCGCTACCGACACCCAGGACACCCCCCGTGCCCGCAAGGTCCGCCAGGGCAGCAAGCAGGAGGCCCTGATCGCCATGTTGAAGCGGCCCGAGGGGGCCAGCATCGCCGAGATCGCTGCAGCCTTCGGCTGGCAGGCCCACACGGTGCGCGGCGCCATCGCCGGGGCGTTGAAGAAGAAGCTGGGCCTGGAAGTCGCCAGCGAAAAGGTCGAGGCCAGGGGCCGGGTCTATCGGATCGTCGACTGACCGGTTTCAGGTTGGCAGGTTTGGCTCGACGGGCCAGATCTGCCGGCCAATGGAGCGGAACGTCGTGATCGCCAAGGCGCCACGTTCATTCCGAGCTTTGCTCCCCGGCTTCAGCAACGCCGCTTCGATTGCCGGGCGATCCGCTTCGAAGATAGCCACGGGATCGAAAAGCTCATCCATCAGGACGAGGAGGACCGCATCCCATGGCTTGCCGAGATCGATGGCGCCGAGCCGCTGACCCGTCAGCTTCTTCGTGCGTGGGATGGACCGGGATTTGATTTGCAGGCGGCGACCGGAGGAATCGGTGGCGTCGTAGCCGGCCTCACGGGCGACAGCGAGATTGAGGCCGAGAAGGTGTGCCGCCTCGTATTCTCCAACCTCGCCGGTGATCCCCAGCGGTTTGCCGGTCAGTTGGTAGTATTCGATGGCGATCCGGCGCGCCTGCCTCAGCAGATCGGCGATACGCCCGGTGGGAATTTCAGTAGTCATTGCAGATACCGGAATTTCTGTCGCTGTCCCGGCCATGATAGGCGTTCGAACAGCCGACGCAGCACGAATCCACGCAGCAGGGACATCAGGGCGAATATCCCGCCGATGGTCAGATCGTCGGCCAGGGTGATGTGAATGCCGAAGACCGGAAACACCACCACCTGGGTGGCAACCGCGATGCCGTAGCCGATCACCACGTTGGCGGCAGCCTCGGCCAGGGACATGCGACGGGATTGACGCATCATGCTACTGCCTTGAAATTGAACGATTAACCTGCTTGATAAGCAGCCGAAACAGAGCGTTACTGGCTTCACCAAAACGGAGGCCAACACCATGCAGACCCGAGACCAAGCCCTGACCGAGATCGCCACCCAGTTTCTCGACCTGGAGACCCTGGACACCCGCAAGAGCGACCGCCTGGACTTCCACGAACTGGCGGTTTGGCAGATCAAGAAGGCTCTGGACGCGGCCTACGCCGCCGGCCAGAAGGCGAAGTGATCATGGCCCTGAACGTCCGCCCCACCGCCGCCCTGAAGGCCCATCCGCAGTGGTCGCAAAGCGACTTCGAATACTTCCGGGGCAAGGGCTATTCCAACCAGCAGGTTCTCGAATTCTGGGAGCGCGACCTGCGCCTCGGCTGCAAGCCGCTGAATTGGAAGCCGACCGACGCCAAGTACCAGACATCGCTGCGCCGGATCACCCGGCTCTGACCACCTTCCCGGCGGCAATCTCCTCGAAGCTCCGGCCATCGCCGTCCAGCACGGCTTGCTGGCCGGTCAGCTTCTGCCAGCGACCGATCACCACATCGCAATAGGCCGGGTTCAGCTCCATGGCGAAGCAGATCCGTCCGGTGGTCTCGGCGGCGATCACCGTGGTGCCACTGCCCGCGAACGGCTCGTAGACCGCGTCACCCTCGGCGCTGTTGTTGAGGATCGGACGGCGCATGCATTCCACCGGCTTCTGGGTGCCGTGGACCGTGGCTTCGTCCTCATCGCCGTTATTGCCGATGGCCCAGATGGTGGCCTGATCCCGCGCTCCCTGCCAATGGCCGGTGCCGTTCTTGCGCACGGCGTACCAGCAGGGTTCGTGCTGCCAGTGATAATCGCCGCGGCCCAGCACGAAGCGGTTCTTCGACCAGATAATCTGGGCGCGGAGCTTGAAGTCATTGGCCTCCAGGCTGTCGGCGACAGTCCTGGTGTAAATGGCCGAATGCCAAACATAGGCCACCTCGCCGGGGAATAGCGCCCAGGCTTCCCGCCAATCGGCGCGGTCATCATTGGCCACCTTGCCGGTGCGGGTGGTGGACGACACGCCCGCCTCGTTCCGCCAAGTGGGATCGTATTCCACCCCGTAAGGCGGATCGGTCACCATCAGGTGCGGCTTGGCTCCGGCCAGCAGACGCTCCACATCGGTGGCGCTGGTGCTGTCGCCGCACAGAAGGCGGTGTCGCCCCAAGATCCACAAATCGCCGGGCCGTGTCACCGGATCAACGGGCGTCTCGGGGATTTCGTCTTCATCCCCATCGCCCTGGCCGTCGCCCTCGTCGTCGAGGGGGGCCATCAGGGCATCCAGTTCCTCGGTGGAGAAGCCGATCAGGTCGAGGTCGTAGCCCTCGGCGTTGAGCGCGTGCAGCTCCGCCGCCAGGGCTTCATCGTCCCATCCGGCGTTCAGGGCCAGCTTGTTGTCGGCCAGGATATAGGCCCGCCGCTGGGCCTCGCTCAAATGGTCGAGCACCACCACCGGCACCATGTCCAGCCCCAGGGACTTGGCGGCGGCCAGTCGGCCATGCCCGGCGATGACGTTGCCTTTGCTGTCGGCCAGCACCGGATTGGTCCAGCCGAACTCCACCATGCTGGCGGCGATCTGGGCGATCTGAGCGTCCGAATGGGTCCGCGCATTGCGGCCATAGGGGATCAGCCGGTCGATGGGCCAAGCCTCGACCGTGTCGGGAAGCGGATGGGTCATGGTCAGTCCGTACAATCGCAGGGCAGGCCGTCATCGGATGGACCGCCCTCGAAATCCCGCTGGCGGCGGACGAAATTGAGCAATTCGCGGTAGCTGGGCCGGTCGGCGCGAAACAGCGCCATCTCCGGCTTGGTCAGGGTGCCGAGCGCCGGGGCGTTGCGCTCCATGTCGATCCACCATCTGGCCCGCTCGGGGAACAGCCGCATGATCCCCTTGATGGTCGCGGCACCCTTCATGTAGCAGAGGTCGCAGTTGCCCAGAGGCGTCTTGCCGTTGTTGTCGGGCAAGCCGAGGTCAAAGGGCTGGCGCTTCCAGAACGCCGATACGTCGCGGCGTGTCACCTTGGCTACGTCGAGCGGCAGCACCGTCTCGAACCGTTCCTTTCCCGCCTCGTTCATGGCCTTCTGACGGGCGACCCGTCGGGGTTCGTCATGGCGCAGCCCGACGACGTTGATCCATTCCGGGTAGCCCAGCATGTCGCGCATGAAAGCGATGCCGCGCTTGACCTTAAGGTAATGGGTGCAGAGCCGCATGGTCGGATTGGGCAGGAAGCCCCGCACCTTGACGATCTTCTCGAAGGGCTCGCCGTCGCGCGACGCGCTGTTGTAGCCGACAACGCTGGTGTCGAACGGCTCGACCGGATCGTATTCCAGCCAAGTGATGGCGACCTGCCAGCGCACCGAGCATTCGTGGACGAAGCGGAGCGTCTGCTCGAATTCCCGGCCGGTATTGAAAAATACCACATGGATGTCGGCGGGCAGTTGGCCGTCATGGGCGTCCAGAATCTGGCGCAGCATGTAGCCGGACGTGCGCCCACCCGAGAACGACACCAGCGCCGGGCCGTCGATGCGATACGGATTGCGGGTCATGGCCGTTGTCCGGCCGCCTGGATGCGGTGCCCGATCCAGCGCATCACCGGCACGGCCATGGAGTTGCCCAGCGCCCGATAGCGCGGGCCGTCGGGACAGTCCTCGACGGCTTTCTTGCGCCAGAGGATCTGGGTGTAATCGTCGGAGAAACCCTGGAGCCGCTCGCATTCGCGGGGCATCAGGCGGCGGACGGCCATGCCGTGTTGGACCGCGAGCTGGCCACCCGCATTGGCGCGGTCCGCCGCATTCATTGCCCGCAAGGTCGGCGCTATGGTTTCAGCAGCAACCGGGGTAGCCGCCTTACAGTCGAAAGCGACATAGGTCTGCTGCTTGGTTCCCGGCTCGGCGGCCAGGGCGCCGGCAATGTCCAGGTGCCGGACCTCGTCACGCTGATTCTGGGCGAAGGCCACGTAGCTGCGGCTGGAGCCGCCGCTGGCCGCCCGCAGGCTGGCGAGGTTGTCGGCATCGATCTCGGCCTGCGTCCCACCGTCGCGGCCGCGCAGATTGAACGCCACCGCGTGCTGCTTGCCCGCCTGCAAGGTGAACATCGGATCGCCATCACTGCCGACACCAATTCCGGCACGCACGTCCGTAGTGCTGATGCCGGTGCGGGCACCGGCCTCCTGAATGGGAATGGCCACCGGCACCAACGGAGTGCCACGTCCGGTACCGTCTTCCGAGGCGTCGAAGCCCTCGCCGCGCAAGGAATGGGTAACCAGGGTGTCGATGTCGGGCCGGTGAGCGAGGTTCGACTTCGCCCGCGGGGTGTGGGCGATCAGGGTGTCGGTGCAGTCGCTATCGACGCCACGGGACTGATCGCGTGCCCGCAAGGTGGTGGCGACAAAGGTCTCGCTCTCGAAATCCATCCGCCCGCTGGCGCTCAAGCCCGACTTGGTGCCGATGGCGAAGGTCAGGGCGGAGTTGGTCACTTTGATCGGCGGCGGCAGAGAAAACTCCGTCGTGCTGAAGGTCTTGGAGAGCGTCAGTTCGCCCTCGGCGATTTGAAAATCAATCGTCGTGCCGCGAATGAGCGGCAGACTGGCGGTGATGACTCCCGCCACCACGATCCCTTGCTCGCCAATGTCGAACGACGTGACCTCAATGGGACTCGTCTTCTTGACGCGCAGCTTGTATAAGTTGTTCCTGACTGCCGCCTTGTTGAGAACCCCGGCGTAGCGCGCCCCCGGCGCGCGGTCGATGTCGATGGGATCAGGCGTCCCATCCAGTTTCCATTTGGAATCGCTTTCGGGCACAGTCACGGTGAACTGTCCGAAATTCTTCTTATTCTCGGCATTCTCCTCATCCGTGTTGAAAGTCTTATTCGTGATTGCAAACGGCTTAAGCCATTCGCGTTCATCTTTGTTCAGGTTGCCCGGCCATTTAAAGCCTTTCGGCATACCGCCGGCTTCCCGGCTAAAAACATAGACTTTACCCGAGCCGCCAAGCGAGTCGAGATTGCTGGGGCGCAGCTTGCTCAGATGCTTGCCCTCAAGGATTTGGTCTCTCGTCCAGTATTTGGTCGTCGTGATGTTGGCGCTGCCGCTGGCCGAATCGACTGCCTCGAAATCGATGTTGCACTTCGCCTTGAGCTCATCCGCTGATTGACCGTAACGCCCCTTCGTATCTTTGACGAATTTCTCGAGTTTGGCGTCGATAGTCGAGTTAATGGTGCTGCCGGACGACGCATTTTCGGCACTGTTCAGCAGTTCCATGTTTTTTTGCGGATCGTTGGCGTCCTGCTTCTGCGGCCAATCCGCCAATTGCAGTTCGACGACATGATCGACCTGCAGGTCACGATACTGCGGATTGGTCTGCCCGCCCCAGGATGGAATGGTCAGTTCTTTGGCGATGTCGTCCAGCGTGCCGAAAAAGTAGCGTTTCTGACCGGCGACATCCACCTCAAAGACATGG